GCGAAGGCAATACAGGATCGTTCGTGCTTCGCCGCTAATCACTGGAGTTGTCCTCCGGGCGCACCCATCGCGGCCTGTCCGCCCAAGCCTTGCATCCCGCCGGTCTGATCCGCGTGATGCTTCGACAGCGATTCCTGTTGGGCGAGTTTCCCGCCGTGCTTCGTGTCGCCCTTCAACGCGGCTTGTTCCGATGCCTGCGCGGCGGCCATCTGTTCGGCCTGCAACAGCATCCCCTGTGACTGCTGCACGGCCCCTGGCGTGATCTCGATCCCGCCGAGTTTCATGATCTCCAGCACGATGGGAGCCTGAGGCCCCACCAAGTCCTCGCCCTTAAAGGAAAAGGAAAACTTCGGTGGTTCCGGTTTCGGCGGATCGGGTGCCACAATCAGTCCAGTCGGATCGATATGCTGCCCTCGGAATAGTTTCTCCAGCACCTTCGGCCGAGCCTTCTGACAGTAGGGGTCATTCGCGATAAACGTGTAAAAATCGAGACTCCGCTTCTGGTCCACTGCCTGATCGGTGCGGAGCGCCGAATCCGGCAGCGCCGTGAACGCGAGCGCCGAGGGCACGGTCTTGCGCCACGCATCCCAGTACTGCGCCCGCTGCGGCCCCACAATCTGCACCGCCCGCTGCAAGGGCAGATACCGCTGCACCAGGGTTGAAAACTTCGTGACGCCCTTGCAGTACCACGCGAGCACGATGCTGCGCTCGAAATCCAACCGCGCATTCGCGTTGGCCTGCTGGATCTGTTCGGCCGTCGCGGTCTGCGAATCGGAGGACTGCCCGCCCTGCTGGGACGCATCGAGCGCCCATGATCGGGAAATGTCGCTATCGATGTAGTCCGCAATCGAGAAGTTCTCGCGGGGCATCGAGCCCTGCGGCAGTTCCTTGATCGCGCCTTCCCCGTCAAACGCTTCCGGCGGCACGCCGATCATGCCGCCGATGGGCGAGCGCACAATCTTCGTCAGCGCATCCGCCGGCAGCGTGCCGGTGTTGTACTGCCACCGCAGGGTCATGGCATCGCGGAACTGGAGATTCTGGGTCCGCGACACGTTCAACTCATTCACGAGCGGCCGGGTCATTGTGCAATCGGCCGGCGGCCAGGCGCTATCGGTGCGCGTCCGCATGTTCAGCGGATGGATCGGATAGCCGATGAGCGAATCGGGCGAGAGTTCCCCGGTCGGGAGGACCGTCTGATCCGGCGAATCCTCATGGATGGCGAAGACGTTCTGCCCGTCCACGAGCACGAAGTGCGTCAGGTGCTCCGGGTGCAACTGGTCCTCGCGGTAGAGGCACGAGCGGTACCAGCCCTCCACGCCCGTGAAGACATCGCCTGCTTCAGACCCACTCGCCCCGCCGCGGTCAAAGTACTGCCGACTGTCGGCCTTCCCGCTGAAGTCCGGCGGGAGTTTGTATTTCTCGCGGTTCCCAGGGGTCAGCGGCAGCGTAAACTGGTACGCGATGAAGGGCGCACGGTCCCAATCCGTCGAGCGGAAGTCTCGCGGGACGATCGCCTGCTTGGGGCTGAAGTGCTTCCAGAAGCAGTTCTCGTAGACCGGCACCGGAATCTGCGGCGCATTCGGCAACCCGCCATTCAGACGCGGATCGGCCACCGGACGGGTCACCGACTCGTACCCCATCTTCGTAAACCCGACGCCGGACAGGGCGAGCACGTCGAACAACGTCTGATGCACCATCCGGGTCGCATCGATGCCGTCCGCCCCCAGCAACTCGTTCACGATCTCTTCGTGCGCGGTGACGGCGACAGTCGCGGCAATCGGCGTCGGCTGCTGCCCAGCCTGCGTCGGCTGTCCCATGAGCGGCTGCTGGGTCGCCGGATCGATAATCGGCCCGTCCATCAGCGGCGTCGGAATCAGGGACACTTCCGGGCGGCGGTTGAACAGATCGGTTTTCTTCCGCTCCACCAGCGTGTAATCGCGGTTCGTGTTGATGTCCCCGCCGTAGACGTCCGGTGAGACGGTCGCCGTGGGCGCGTACGCCTTGTCGTTGGCGTCCCACCACGGTTCGTGCTCACGACGGGCCTCGAGCGCCGACTCGATCTGCCGTCGCCAGAACAGCGCGTCTTTGCCTGGGATCTCAGGGATGGGCATTTAGGAGGCCCTCCGCGAGAGGATGCCCGCGACGTGCTGGCCCTGTTGCTTGATTGCGCCCCACGAAAACGGCTGCATGGGTGGGCGCAGCGCGGCGGCCGTGGATGGGTGCGGCCGGCTCATCGCCCAGTAGCGGAGGCTGTCGGCCGCGTGATCGTCCCCGTCGCTATCCACATCTTCCGGTTTGTTCTTATCGCTCACCAGCGCCGGCATCGTCCGGGCCGCATACGGACACTGTGGGCTGATCTGGAGCCACGGCCGATCATCCGGCGCGGGCTTCAACCATTCCCGCAGGCGCGGCCATCCACTCATCCGGTCTTTGTCGGCCTTCCGCATCGCCAACGAGACACCCGCCTTCCGGAGCCCGCGCCGAAACGTCTCGATGATCGCTTCGCCTGTCTCGGTCTGCGGCGTCTCCATCTGGGAGTCATAGACGAAGTAGAGAATCCGCGTCAGTCCACGGTCCTTAATCCGCCGGCCGAGCTCCACTCCCTGATCGAACGACACCACGCGCTGGGGGAGGTATTCCTCTTCCAAGTACGCGTGTCCTTCCGGGAGATGCACCATGAACCCGACGTACCCCGGCTTCACGTAGCCGTAGTCCATCAGGATCGAGCGCGGCAGATCGGGCGGGTAGACGATGTGCTCGAGCGAGACGTGCCAGCCGACGGTCTTCCCGTCCACCTCGCGGGTCTTCCGCCATTCTCCGAAGTACTGCCCCGGGAAGATGTCCCAATCGCCGTAGCGATACGCCCGCGCCAGTTCTTCCGGCAACGATTCGAGCGCCGCGGCGTAGTCCTCTTGGTTCAAGTGCGGGTTGTCGTCCAGGGTCGCCGGGATGTAGGCATAATCCTGCGGGCGATACCGCGGATCTTCCTTCGGCGTCACGTCCTGCCAGATGAACCTGCGACGGACCCAATGACTTTCCGGGCCCCCGGGGTTCGTCCCCGCCTTGATGACCGGCGTGACCCCCGGCTTCGTGCTCCGGGCTCTCGAGCGAATCAGGAGAAACTGCTTCTCGGTGAACGTGACGAGCTCATCGAAGTAAATCGCGTCGTACTCGGTCGAGAGGTACTTGCCCGTCGAGGCGTCGTCCTCGCAGTGCCCAAACTGCAGCACCGACCCGTTCCGGAACCGCACCTTGCGCTCCGACTTCAGGTAGTCGCAGGGCAACCCGTTCGCCTGGTCGATCGGCACGTTCTCGAGATGCGTGTTCTCGAGCTCCGGATAGGTCCGGCGCAAGAGGAGCGCCCGGTACTGCGGCTGCGTCAGGCACCGCATGTAGGCATCCCACCGCAGGGCATGGGACTTCCCGCCACCGGCCGCGCCACCGTACAGCACGTTCTTGGCGGGACATTCGTGGAACGTGACCTGTTTGGCCGTGGGCTCGTAGAGCACCTTGGCCTTGCCCTTCGTGGTGATCGTCAACCCGGCGGCCATTAGGTGCTCACGCTCTTGATAACCGCAAACCGGAGGACGATGGCTTCGGAGAGGTTCCCGGCGGTGTTGTTGCGCACATCGATCGCGGCCGTGCCCGCCCCCGTCGCCCGCGCGTTAATCGTGTACGCGCCGAGCGTCCCGGCGCTCTCGTGTTGCGCGACGATGAGGTCTGTGGCGAGCAGCGTGGCGATATTCAGGACAAACGAGACGATGACGCCGGCGTTCAAGGCCGCGTTGTTCATGGTGATCAGGCCGGTCATCCGATCGAGCGTCACGGCGGTGGCTTTCCCACTGCCCGCGCCTTGCGTGACCGTCCCACCGGCCCCTGTGGTGTAGCCGACGCCACCGGAAGCGGACGCCGAGTGGATGCCATGGGAGAAGGTGGCGAGCCTGGTGGCCCGGGTGAACGACACCGCCGTCCCAATCAACGTCCCGGCGTCGTTGTAGGCGTTCAGGGTGAAGTCGGATCCGGCGTTCGACCCGCTTTCCGCTGTGCTATTCGTGCGATGGTCCCACCGCGTTAGACCCGCCGTCCGATACTGGAACGACCGCGTCGAGACGGGCCCATTCAGGGTATACGCACCCTCGACCGTGTCTTTCCCCGACGTGATCTGCCCAAACCCGTTCACCTTGAACGTGATCGCGTCCGCCGCATCCTTCACCGCCAGGCCGATCTTGCTCCCCGCCCCAAGGACCTTGACGAGCCACACGTACGCCGACGCCGCATTGCCTCCGCCCGCGATCCCCGCCGCGTTATCCCCGCTGAAGATGAACGGGGCCGCGATCCCCACCCCGTCGCTATCGAGGTCGATCTCCGGCGTGTGATAGTCCGCCGCCCCCATCCAGAAGGCGTTGGGCAAGGCCGTGCCGAGGATGGCATCCCCCGCGAACGTCACCATCGGAATCGGAAAGCCTTCGATGTGGCACGCATGGAACGCCGTCCCGATGGCCGCACAATAGATCGCATTCGGCTTGTTCACCGTCATCGAACAGCCGACATACGTCCCGAAAAACTTCGTCCCGTTCAGATTCCCCAGCGAGCTCGCATGCCGGTCGAGCGTGATCGCATACCGCCCCACCGCGCTCGAGATGCTGCCGCCGTAGGAAATCTCCCCGCCAAACCACGAATTTTCGTTCACCGACCCCGAGTCATTGGCGAACATGTAAATCGGCAACGCACAATCCGCGAGCATGATCGGGGAGATCCAGTTCTGCGTCGTCTCGGAGGCATTCGGCGGCGCGGGGCTCGTAATCTCAATGCCCTTCTCAAGGAACCGCACCGAAACGTCACGGAGGACGCAGTTATTGGCCTTCAGCAGCCGATACCCGCACATCCCCGCCGTCCAGTTCACCGCCCCCGTCACACTCTGCACAATCCCGCCGTAGATCTTCCCCCGCCGCACCCGGATCGTATTCGTCCCGATCGTGATCCCCGCCCCGACGAAATCCACCCAGATCTCGACGCCATTCATCAACCAGGTCTGATCGTCGGTCAACATCGTCAACGTGCTGGTGATCCGGTAGTTCTTCCCCGGCCGGAAGTACACAATCCCCTCGCCGGCGGCTGCGATGGCCGCGGTAATCGCCGCGGTGTCGTCCGTGGTCCCGTCCCCAATCGCCCCGTACGCATGGACGTCGAACCACCCGCCCACCGCCCCCACGGGAGGAAACGCGAAGTTGAACACCCCCGTGGACGAAATCCCCGGCGACCCAAACGCCAGCCGAGCCCGGCGCTCAAATTCCGCCTCGTTGCTGCGCTCCTCCACCACCGTGTTCCCCAGCATCCGCTGGATGAGCGCCCGGAGATCTAGCGCCACTTAGTTGGCTCCCACGTGTGGAGACACGAGACTTTCCCTAATGTTTTCGCGCTGGTCCCCTAGGACGCCTACAGGAGCGTTTCCGTCTACCGCCTGCCACTTCACGCCCGCGAGAATGCGGCGGACCGTCGATCGAGAGATGCCATACCGGCGAGCCAGCACACGCGTGCTGTCGCCAGTCGTCGCCTCCGCCCGCATCTGACGGACCTGATCCGCTGTGACCTTCGCCTGCGGGTTCTGCTCGCCGCGGAGCCGCAGCCCATCCCCAGAGCGGGCGCGACCTTTGGCGCGCATATCCGCATTGTTGTCCGCTAGGGTCCCCAGAAACAGGTGCGCCGGGTTGACGCATCCACGGTTATCACAGCGATGACACACGCACAGGCCGGCCGGAATCGGTCCCTGCGCGAACGTCCACGCCGCACGATGCGCACTCACCGAGCGCGTCTTTGTGCAGTGCCACCGGCCGTAGCCCGTCTTCGGATGACGAAAGCCGCCCCACTCCCAACAACCAGAATCAGAGACTCGCGTCTTTTGCCAAAACCGCCCCGGTTCCATTACGCCAATAGCAGCCGGGGTAAGGTTCCCCGCGGGGTCGCGCGCCGGGAATGGCCTCGGCTCGAGCGGGTCGGTCCACACCACGTCGCGCCACGCCTCGCGGAGCTCACGGCCCGCGTCAGCGATA